AACCACACGGTCGCACCTGCGGTCGTCCACCACCCAGCCCCGCAGGTGATCCAGGGTGCGATGGCACGATGCCCTGGATGTCGCACCGACCGTGTGGAAAGCACGATCCGCTTCCGCCACATCCCCAACCAGCAGGACGGTGAAACACGCAGGTTGAAGCGATGCCAGGTGTGCCTGGATACCGCAAGACAGGCACGGGCGACCTGGGTGGCAAACCACTAAATAAAAAATGGAGGTGGATAAATAAAAAAAAAACAAAAAGACAATAAAAATTGATGCCCCTCCGCCAAAAGGCGGAGGGTAGGTCAAGTAGAATGAGTTCATTTGTACGCTTCGCACTAAAGTTCAAGAAGGAGCAGTCACCATGGGGCGATGTAGCAAGGGATATCAAAATGGATACCCAGGTCAAGCACTACTGGAACTGGAAGCGGTTCAATCAATACCTGGAGGAAGAGCATAGTGGAGGCTCAGTGCGGGTCTTCGCAATCCTGGAAGAGATGAAGGAGGCTTATGAGGCACTGCCAAAGCGTAGGACGCAGTTCGCAGGTCACCCATATGTGGCAGAGGTCACGGCAGAATAAAATAAACACTAAATATAAAATGGAAGTGGCAACACTTGGTGGGTATGCTGGTTTAATCGCGGTAGGTATTCAAACTATCCAGGGGGTCATAGCAACTATGAATCATTATCGGATTCGTTCGGTGTGCTGTGGGGTGAAGCTAGAAACAAGTCTAGACATTGAGAAGACAACACCGCCTTCTTCTTCCGTGGGGCAGGAGAAGCCTCCGCCAATTCAGATACCAGACCAAAAGTAGTCGCAATATCAAGGTCTTTACCATATTTACCCATAATGAATGAATAAACACGATTGTATCCTACGCCCTTACCAGCAGGACCGATCGTGAACCCCTCTACGGGTTTCTTCTTTGTAATCCTCTTTTTTTTTGGTTGTTCCTTGAAAGGGTCGTCTTTTGCTCCTTCCTTTGGTGCTGTAGCCCTTCTATATACCTGACGCAGAGCATCCTCTGGATACCCTGACAAGGAGGCAAGTTGAACTATATCTAAATTAGCATCTTCTGGGAGTCCTTTTGATTCGTGGAACTTCTGACGGTTGTTTTTCATATCTACTAGTAGATGCCTTATTTACTCAAGGTTACACCCGCAAAGGATGGAGTCCACAAATACAACGCTCTTTTTAAATTACACAGTAATAAATACAAGACCGTCCAGTTTGGTGCGAAGGGCTATTCCGATATGACACAACACGGTGACAAGAAACGCATGGAGAAGTACCTACAGCGTCACAGGGCGAATGAGAACTGGGATGACCCATTATCGCCAGGGGCATTAAGCAGATGGATACTCTGGTCCGCTCCAAGTCTGGATCAGGGTATCCAGAATTACAAGAAGCAATTTGGATTAATTGGTGGTTCTAGCGATCCTGTAAAGGATAAGCAAGAGGACGATGAAATCAGAGAATACCCTCTTTCTGACTCAGACATTCTCAAAATACTCCCTGGACTAAAGATAATGTCGTATCCCGAGCTGAATGCGATGTCACAAATTGAGGATGCTTTTGATGAACATGGGCGTTCCCTGATACTATATTTGACTGAGGATGAGCATACAGGACACTGGGTCTGTATGTTAAAAAAGGGCAAGACGATTGAATACTTTGACCCGTATGGTAAGTATAGACCTGATGAAGAGCGTGAGTGGCTTTCAAAAGACAAACTGATACAATTGGACCAATACCAGCCGACATTGACAGAACTACTTCGTAGGAGCAGATTTAAAGTTATTGTTAATCCTTACCACTTCCAAAAAGACAAGTCAAATATCGCGACATGTGGAAGGCACTGTGTATCCAGACTTTACCATAAGGATATGACGCTCCCGATGTATAACAGAATGATACAGGATACAGGTATGAACCCGGACGACTGGGTGTCAGCGTGGACTTATCGTGTTTTGAAGCATTAAAAAACCTAATAAGGAGTAGAAATGAGCCGTGCTGCCCTAGTCCCAAACTCCAAGTCAGATGCGGATCACATTTACTATACGGCATCAGTCATTAACAACACCACAAGCACTAGTGGGTTGGAGAATGATCCGATTGCCAGATTCGTAGAAACCCGTGACACACCTATTTTGAAAGATGCGAATGATTACGAATGCTGTGTAATGAAGGTCGTAATCAACGGTGCTGGTAAGAATTTACCGATTCTAATTCCACAGATTCAGCCAGGTGCTAGTCCCACAAAGACCATTTATAGTGTCACACTAAATGCCGTAGTATATGATGTTGCTGGTGGAGATGTGAATGATTTGATTTATGTTTCGTCAGGGGAGGTATTCCTTGAGTGGATACCTGAGAACTTTGACTTATCCGTATTAAAACCTGCCTCTGCTCTTCCCACGCAAGTGGATACTTCCTATTACTACCTTTACTCTTACAACCACTGGGTCGTCATTATAAACAACGCTCTCAAGACAGCCTACGATCAGTTAGTGGCGAATATCCAAGCGACCCCAGGTAATGGCGGTTATGTAATGGCGAACAGACAGCCTACGGTGGAGTTTGATGAAAACACCAACCTTTTCTCATTTTACACGGACACGACCAATACTTCCTGGGGTAATACGCAAGGTCCTCCAGTTTACGCAAACCTTGGTCCGGCAGGAACGAATGTCTTCCCGACAGCTCTAAATACGGCAGAATTCATGTTTGTTGGATTCAATTTGAACTTTGAGGGTCTGATGTGTAACTTTGACACACAATACTACGGCAAAGACGAAGTCCCCTGGGCTATGGGGTTTGATGATTTAACAGGAGTCCAGAAGCAACTCTACGAGCCAGAGAATACCCTCCTGGTTCGCAACAAGTCTGGAACGAACGTCCAGAATGTAATAAGCCCTACGACAGGTCTTCCCTATGTTCCTGCTCTGTTGAATTTTGTCACTACTCAGGATTTTGAAAGCACCAGCACACTCTGGTCGCCAGTGGGAGGTATTGTTCTAACCACACAACTCCTGCCTTTACGAAATGAATTCGTAAGTAGCCCGGTCGCATTTGGTTCTTCATCAGGTACTCAGGGTTCTGCTGCTTTCCAGACGGTCCTGTTGGATTTTAATCCTGTTTTCCAAAGCACCGATGAATATCGTGGATTACTTACATTCCAGCCAGATTCAGAGTTCATCCCGGTAGCAATGACGCAATCTCACCAGGAAGTGAAATCTATTGATTTTACCGTTTGCTGGAGAAATCGCCTAACAAATCAACTAGTACCAATGCGACTCTATAACTGCGGATCGCTGTCAGTCCGCCTCCTTTTCCGCCGTCGCGAGTAAATGTGTGTGGTTTCATTCCAACTAAATTATCCTTGGCTATAGTATAAACAAGGATGGCTTCCGAAATCACTAAGGTCAGCGTTGTAGATTCCCGCATCCTTCAGCAAAAGCCTAAGTTTGCTGTTGAGAAAGGTCCTCTTTCCCTCACGAATGTTCCGTACCGCTCAATTACGGCTTCCCAGTCCCAGATGACTTTTAACATTATAGTCCCTTCCGAGTCAGTTTTTATTGACCGTGCTGTGGATTGGCAGTCAACAGTTTATGGCTCTGTGGATGTAACGGTTGGTGCTACGGCAATGGATGCTAAGTATCCTATCCTTGTCTACGGGCGTGACTGTGCCTTAGCACCGTTCCCCCTTCACCAGCTCTGTGCCACGATGTCTGCGACCATCAACGACACCACAACAGTTGTAAATACCAACGATGTGGCGAATACACTCCTCCGTCTTGTTGATTACAAGAAGCATCGCAAGGTCAAGACATGCCCCAGCATGTTAGACAAGTATTACAAGTATCCCAGTGGTTACTCTTCTGCTCAGGCTGCGACTGCTGTCCTTTCCGCCCAAGCCCAGCGTTATGCTAACTCTCCTCTCAATTCCTTTGGTGAGGAGAAGAATGTTGATGAGAAGCCCAACGGCTCATGGGGTGACTTCCAGTGGTGCGACTCTACTGGTGCTATCCCCCTTGGTACTTATGCTGCCCCTGTAGCCGTGACAACGGTTGCGAACGGCACAGACACCTACAACTTCATCGGTGGTCAGCCTGTAGCACCAGCAGGTGCTGCGGCTGCGGAGGTGTATCGCCTCTACTTCCGTTTCAAGTCTACGGAGCGTCTGCTCATCTCTCCTTTCATCTTTGCCGATGACAATGAGATCTCCACAGGCTTATTTGGTATCCAGAACATCCAGCTACTCATGAACTTCCAGAACCCTCTTGGTGGTGGTCGTCTGCTCCGTGTAAATGCGAATACCTATGGTAATGCTGCGAGTACGGCTGGATGGACGGTAAGCAACCAGCAGTTCCAGAATGTCAATTCTGGTTCTTGCTTTGCGAACCCTCTAGTGAATGTCCAGTATCTAACCCCCAGTTTAGACGTGCCTTTACCGGCGAAAAATATCGTGCCATACATGGACTACCCCCGTTACATTTCCCAGCAGAACGTCGGCACAATCAACCCTACGGTATTCACTGCGAATGTTGGCTCTTCTGTTACTGGAGTACCTCTAAACTCACAGACGATCACACTTCCAGCCATCCCTGATTTACTTGCTATCTATGTCAAGCCCAATAACATCGTGACAGTCCCTGGTGGTGCTGTCCCCGATCCTACACAGGGCGACTGGGTACTTCCCATCACAGGTATCAGCATTAACTTTGACAATTACGCTGGTCTGCTCTCAGCCCACAGCCAGGAGCAACTCTACCGTATGAGTGTCCGCAATGGTCTTGAGATGGACTTTGACCAGTGGCGTGGATATGCTTCCAGTGCGAATGTCACGGGTGTTTCCCTAAATACTGTACCCATTCCCAGTAATCAACTTGCTCTTTCTGGCGGTCCTCTCCTACTCAAGCCTGGTCGTGACATAGTACTCCAGGCAGGACAAGCACCATCACTTGTAGGTAACTTCTCTCTCCAGTTCACTCTCTACGTCCAGAACCAGACTGGAGTAGCCCAGACGAACTGCCAGATTTACGTCATCGCACTCAACTCAGGTTACCTAGAAACCATAAAAGGTTCAAGCAGAATCATCAAGGGCGTACTCACGGAGCAGGACATTCTTTCTGCTCCCATGGGACCTGGTTCTTCTGATGCTCACATGACCCGCATGGTTGGTGCTGGTCAGATCAGTGAGGCTTCCGAGCATATGGGTCACCACAAGAAGCACGGTAAACACCACAAGAAAATGTCTAGCTACTATTAAGAATGAAGACCCACATCAATCCAAATTGGCTGGAAGACATCATTCAGTGGATAGCAACAATCAAGACTGTAGCCACCTTGAAGTAATGGGAGGTTTTTGCGAATTACGGCAGAACTTTTATAAGAAATAAATATTTTTTGGAGTTGGACTCAAAAAAATATTTTTTTAGAAACAGGAAGTCCAAAAAAGTCCAAAAAAGTTCCCATTAGAAACTTACGGTGAATTTTGACATTCCTTTTAAGATGTGAGCGATTACATCAACATTAAAGGCATTCCCTAGAACCTTGTATCTATTGGTAAGGCAAATGTTAATGGTGTAGTCATCTGGTAATCCTTGGAGGCGTTCGCATTCAACAGGATCTAGTCTGCGGATTTTGGTTTCTGTGACTACCATGTTGTCCTTTTGAACTGTTGTTAGTGTTCCGCATTTGTCATCTGTGCGGAGTTCCACACGCCTTGTATAAGGTATGCTGGTGTCTGCGTCGCATCGTTTTCCGTCCTTATCAAGTCTTCGCACGACTTCGTGTCCTATTGCGTAAAGCCCGGTCTTTCCACCAAGCCCCCCAGCATTTGCGATAAGATTGGTGGATTTGCCTTCAATTGAATAAACCCTATTTGCTTGAGCGTCTGTATCTCCAATGTGTCCTATCTTGTAAAGCCCAGTACACTGCCCTAATCCGCCTCCATGAGAAAGAATGGTATTCGCCTTTCCTTCATCTGAGTATACCTTGTATCCTTGGATGTTTGGCTCATAATGCCCGACCTTGATTAAATCCCCCTTGCTTCCTTGCTTGAGAACGAATTTCTTATTCTTGACCCAGAGTTTATCCATTATCTTATCCTCTGGAAGCAGTATGCTTCTTAATACAATCTTTCTATCTGCTGGTTGGCTTACTGGAATGTTAGTCCAAAAAAGTCTTTTACGGCACTGAGCGGATACAAGGGAGGCATCAATAAGGATTGGTTGGACTCCTAGCTCTTGACTAATGATGTCACGGTCGTCATCTTTCATAGAGGCTACATTCTCCATTACGAAAAAGGTAGGCTTGGTTTCCTTGAGGATTTTGGAAGCGGTCCAGAACAAGCCTGAGCGGTCACCAGATAGTCCTTTGCGACCATTCTTTGCGATACTCAAATCCTGGCAGGGTGATCCGAAAATCAGTAAATCTATTTTTGGAAGTTCCGCAGTCTTCACAGTTTTTACATCTCCGAGCCTCTTTATCGCGGGATAGTTCCTCTTGGATACCTTGATGGCGTTTTCACAGATTTCTGAGGCATAATAGTCTGCTACTGGAATACCTGCCCGTTCCAATGCGACCCTGGCACAGGATATTCCATCAAACAAAGAAAGAACTGTTATGGGGTTCATATACTTATAGATCCGAAAAATCCTGCGGGTTTTATCGCTGACTTTTTCCACTTGTATAAGTATAATGATGGCTACCCTTGACCCAGAGCAAGTGACCGAACTCTGTGCTGACCTAATTCGCTGGGTTGAGAAGTGTAAGGAGATGGAACTAATCTGTAAGGATGCCAGTCCTGAGATGAAGGAGCATTATTCCATGGTGTATAAGGACTATCAGTGGAGGGTACAGAATCGCACTGGTAGGCTTTGGTATTATGTGTGTGGTGCGGAGAACATGAACCCTTGGAAGGATCAGGAGAAGCGTAATGAGGCTGGGGCGAATTCCTCTGCGTCTTTAGGGAAGGAGTAATTACTGATTAACAATTCTGGTCTGTCATCAGAACCGATTGTTTTGGCGATACCTCCATTTCCTGTGGTCTTATGATGCCCCACGATGATGACCGGGACGATATTAAACTTCTTAAACAAGTCCCTAATATATTTTGAATCGTTAATTGTAATTAACCACTTCCCTTTGATTTTGCTGACGACATCGGCGAAGCGGACGAAGTCAAACGTGGCTGAGCCTTTGGCGTATCCAAGGTTGTCTGATTCTTCGTAGGGTGGGTCAAAAAAGAACACAGTATCAGAACCATCATTATTATCAACCACTCTCTCATAGTCTTCATTTGTAATATGGACACCTTTTAATCTTGCCTTATATTCCTTAAAATACTTCAGGCGATTAATGGGGTTAGGGAATCGTTGTAGCTTGTTGCCAGGAGGCACTGGCTTACCCATCCAGCCTCCACAGGCACGAACCAGGCTCTGAATTAGCATCGCCTCTGGCGTATGAACATTAGCCTTATGGAATGCTATGACCTTGGCTTCTGTGTCAAGATTAGGGAACTTTGCGTCCAGGGGTATTTTTTGGATTAGTCTGAATACCTTCACCACGAGCGGATCAAGGTCATTTAATACCTCCCTTTCGCTTGGTTGCTTATAGAAGAAGATTGCTGCCGAACCAGCAAATGCCTCAACATAAGTCCTGTGCGGAGGGAGAATATGAGTGAGTAATTCAGCAAAGCGTCGTTTACTTCCAACACGACATAAAACAGGGGGCAGTGCCATCTGTTTTGTGTAGCGGTTATTTTTTAGTTGTTTAGACTTATTGCTGAGGAGGAGGTGGATTTGGATCTCCTCCATTTAGCATTAGACTATCCATCCATGCTGTTTGGTATCGCGGTAGTCCCCTGCCAGGATGTCTATAGATGTTACTAGCTCTTCCAGAAGGAGAACGGCACTGGTGAGGTTCAAAGTATTCTACTTCGTTTCCTGGTACTGGTGGTGTTAAATAGAAAAGCAACACGATGCCAGACCCACCACTGCCACCAGCATAGCCCATACTACCACCACCACCACCACCGCCTGTATTAACTGCTCCAGAACTTCCAATACTTAACTGACCGCCATTTCCACCACCCCCAGTTCCACCAAGACCATTATATCCTGCTCCACCACCACCACCAAGAACATAGGCAGTGTTTAGGACATAAGCAATTCCATTACCACCCTGATACATATCTCCTGGTTGTGCTGTTCCAGCACCAGACCCAGCAAAATAATCTGGGACATTTACACTTGGGTTTGGATTAGGATAACTATTCGCTCCAGCATTCATACCATAACCACCAAGTGTGTCATTCCAGCCACACGATCCTCCACCGCACCCTTGGACTTTTGATGCTGCCCCATCAGGAGGATCAATACCATCACCACCGCACCCTGAGTAGTCATTATCGCCAGGATTGTTGTAGTTTCTATTTTGATTGCCTCCAGCACCGCCACCACCTGCTGCGAGTACCATGGTGTTGCCTTCCATCGTGGCTTGGAGTTCTGTCTGCCCTCCTGCTGTGTCAGTTCTACCGCCGTTTCCTACAAGAACTCTGTATACACCAACACTAGCAGGATTAATCCTGCCCTGTAAGAACCCTCCTGCCCCTCCACCCCCACCAGGGACATCAGGAAGAACTCCTGTTCCACCGCCACCACCTCCTCCAACAAGAACTGCTCCAACATTCAGTCCTGGATCATTAACAGTAAAATCGCCAGTTTGTAAAAATACATGAACTGTGTATTCTGCTCCATTCATCATAAAGGTACTAACATTTCCTCCTGTTGCTGGGTCTAGTCCTGGCATTCTAACCTTCCAACATATTTATTGTTGGTATAACTTCCGCCTCACCACCCTTGAGGTATGCTCTCTGTTCTGTCACGGTATGCCCCATCGCATCGGCATCCTTCTTCATTTCCTTGACATCATACTTGTCTGAGAGATAGATGTGTCGTAACATGGATGCTGCGACTTTCTTATTAAAGGCACGATTGAGAATGCGTGTGATTGCGTTGACCGCCGTAAATGCTGAGCCGTCGGCACTCACTAGGAATGCGAAAGATGGGGCGAACTTCTTTGAACCCTTGTGATTGGGGTGGTGCTTCAAGTAAAGTCCAATTACCTTGAATAATGGCTCGGGGATAGGTATTAGTTGCTGACCATGTGTCTTGGCGGTTTTATATACATTAAACACGAACTGCTTTCCATCGTAGTCAAGATAATTGCGATCCGTTGGAAGTCCCTCCTTCGTCCATTTCTTAACAACATACATCTGCTGATAGTCCTGGTTGCGTCTGGGGGGGACATCGGTGTAGAGGGACAGGATCAAGAGCTGGAGGATTAAGTCGTATTGCTGTGCCGTGATTAGTTTGTTATTGATGAATTCATCAACCTTCTTCTGAGCCTCCTCTTTGACCTTGAGTACCTCCTTCCATTCAATCCAGTTCTTCTCTTCCTTCTCAGTCTTCTCAGAGGTATCCTTCTCTCTATCAGCCTTTGCTGAATCCATCATCTTTCCGTGCCAGTGATTGTAGGTCTTTTTGTATGCTGCCTTATCCTTGAAAAGACTAAGCACAGAAGTAACGGCTGCGTAATATGTCTTAGCGGTTGATTCAGCCAGGTCATTAATCTTGTTTTGAATTATATCAAAGTTCTTTAAGAATGCTAGGTTCTTAAAAGACTTATCACCGTTGAGGGTGTAGAGGATGCGTAAATAAGAACTGGCAGAAGAATCAGCAAGTTCTCTTTCCTTCTTGAGTGTTTCCACCAGAGTAAGCATAAATGGAGAGATGGCTTTCATTGCTATACAGGTGAGTAAGAAAGTTTTTTATGCGTTTGAACGCTTTGTTTATTTTACAGGGTAGTAATATACAAGATGCCCACCGTAACCTTTGTTGACCTCTCCGGGAACGAACACGACATCTCACCCCAGCCCCTGCCCCCTCTTGTGGAGAAGGCATCCGTAGTGGATGAATTCGCCATGGACTACTACCGGACACTTGATACCATGCGACTTGAGTTTGGCGATGTGATCAGCTTGAAGTTCCAGAAGGAACGCGAAGTAAAGGAGAAGCAGAAGGATGTATTAAATCAACTTCTACAACTACGGTCCGAAGAGTTCAGGGAGAAGGTAAAATCGTTCTTTACCGACATAGAGAAGTTTCTTTCCGGTCTGTAAATAACGAATACCTGTAAATACCGATAAGCCGACAACATATACGAGTAAAAAAACCGGTTTTTTTACCTGTAAATGCCGACAACACCGACATTATTCTTTACCTGTATGTAAAAATCACCTGTAGGTAAAGAAAAGGACATTGTAAAAATCATTTTACCGGCAGGTAAAGATTATCCCCGGGTTGGGAGGTTTTGGGAGGTTTGGGAGGTTTTTGGGGAAAAAAAAGGCTTTCAAAATAAAATCGGATACATAGTAGATTACATGGAACTTCTTCCGCCTCCTGCCTTAAAAATTGACTGGCAAAAAACCTCCCAGCCAAAGTCAAGGAAGGACATGGCAGACCACTCAGAAATACTATCTGCCTATGAAGAACTCGGTTGGAGCATCGTGTCAGGCGACATGGGCTGGGACGCATCAGCAAAGAAAGGAGCAGGTGCGAAGAAGTTCCAGTTCCACTCTGCTTCCTGGCGTGATGACCCTGTGTGCCGAAACGATGCTACAGGGTATGCCCTCCGCACGGGGCAACGCTCTGGAATCACTGCGATAGACGTTGATGATCCTAAAATGGAGCATAACGTAAAACTCGCAAGGATGTGCGAAGAGGCTGGTGCGATCAAGCAAGTGACCCGCAAGGGTAATCACTACATCTTCAAATACAATCCAGCCCTCAAGACAACCACCAGCCAGAAACTAGCTCTGGATATCCGCAACGACGATGCCCTGCTTTACTGCGAACCCAGCAGATACATCGCAGGGGGCAAGACTTACAAATACAAGTGGACGAACCTCCCAGATACCCCACAGGAGATACCTGAATGCCCTCAACACATCGTGGACTTCGTGACTAACCTCTACAAGCCGAACTTCACCAAGGATGACAAGAAGAAGGTAGCCACCACAGCAAAGAAGGACTCAGCCTCCATGGATAAGATGAAGGCTGACATCTCCACAGACCACGAAGACATCAAGACGGTCATCATGAATATCAACAAAGAACATGCCGACGACTACCAAGACTGGATCAAGGTCGGCATCGCACTATACCAAGCCAAGTGTCCCTGGCAGATGTGGGATGAGTTCAGCAAACGCTCACCAGAACACTATGAGGAAGGGAAGCCGTACTATGTCTGGCAGACCTTCAAGGATAAGGTGATGGACGAACCAATCACGATAAAGACGATGTACTGGTGGCTCAAGCAAGAGAACCCAGAGGTCTTCGCTAAACTCATCAACCAGGAAGACACCGCAGAATACCTCAAGATGAAGGAAGAGTTTGAGAAGGACAACTTCATCGTTGGAACGAAACTCTGCCACCTCCACCAGAACGGGTCACGCTCCTTCATCAACGATACCGAAGCCAGGCTTCTTTACGCAAACAAGGAATACAAGGTGTTTGATGGGGACAAGGTCAAGAAGCAACCCTTCTATGCGATCTGGCTCAAAGACCCTAAACGCAAACAATACGATCGCATGGACTTCTGCCCTGACCTCAAGAACTGCCCTGATACCGTCTTCAACCTCTTCAAGGGACTCAAGGGGGCAGAGCTGGACTTTGAGATGACCGAAGAAGAAATCGCTGAGGCTGTCAAGCCAGTACTATACCACATCGGCACACTAACCTCTGGACACTCTGACTACTTCATCCGCTGGTTGGCTAACATGATCCAAGCACCCCACATCAAATCGCAGACCTCCATCGTTCTGCGGGATGTGTCAAAGATGCTGAAGCCTGGAGGTGGCACGGGCAAGAACCTCTTCATAGAATGGTTTGGAGAGAAACTACTGGGTGAAGACTACTTCCTGGTACTCGGCAACAACTCCCTGCTTTACGACCAGTTCACCGAACACTTGGAGCATAAGTTGCTGGTATACATAGAGGAGGCAAAGGGTCGCGACAACGTGCGTGAGATAGATACCCTCAAGGCTTCCATCACCAGCAAGTCCAAGATGATAAACCGCAAGGGAGTACCAAAATACACCCAGAACGACTATGCCAGATACATCTGGGGGACGAACAATGAGAACCCCCTGCCAGGATATGGTGCGACCCCTGGTGACCGCCGAATGTGGTTCACAGATGTTGAAACGACCCACAGAAATGACACGGAGTACTTTGGGAAGCTCAACGAACACCTGGAACTCCCCACGACCCAGTATGCCTTCTTCCAATACCTGATGAAGTTTGAAACCTGGGCGAAGCCGATAGACTTCCAGACTCGCCGTCCCATCACCCAGGCTTATATAGATATGCGTCGGCTCAACGCAGACCTAATCCTTCGCTGGGTCATCAACCGTGTTGAAACCGATGCGACCATCAAAGGACCATCTGCGGATCTCTTCAAAGAGTTCCAAGACTGGATGGTGGTTCGCAACGAAAAGAAAGCAGAAGACTGCCACATCAGTCTAACATACTTCGTTCAATACCTAACCAAGAACAGCGATATCACCATGAAAGGAGCAGGTCCTCAGGAAGGGCAATACAAATCCAACGTGAGCCACATCCGCCTGGATACCAAGAGGCTCACGCAGTGCCTGGTGGAGCATCACTATATCTACAAACCCGCAACGATAGAGTATGCCTTCATCAAAGAGGATGAACACATCTAATGGGAGGTTTTGGGGTAAAAAGGGCTGGTCGTTTTATTAAAAAAAATATTTTTGAGTTGGACTCCAAAATATATTTTTATTTTTAGGATTTACTCTTTTTCACCTTCAATAAGTTCCCGTTGTACGGTTTGTATAATTTGTTCTACCTTCAGTGCTACCCTTTCAAGGATTTCTGTGATTTCATTGTTCCTTGATAGACTATTCGCAGTCCCTAATTGGGTTAGTAAGTTTTCTAGTATCTCTACCAAGACCTCGGGATTGACTCGTGGCATCTACTGGAGGGTCTTTCCTTTCAAAGGTCAAATTGAGCGATCCGTGTTCCAGCTTGGTTTTTAATAGTCTACTAATCAATCCT